AATTGAAAGAGCACGATATCCAACATATACACGCTCTACTGAGTCAGACTTGTCTCCATCACCAGTTCCTGGACCACATGCAACAAGACCACGCTCAAGTGGTACTTCTCCAATATCTCCTGCTGAGAGTTGAAGAGTACGACCTGCTGATGTATTCTTTGTTCCAGTTAATGCTGCATCTTTTCCTGCGGTTGCAAGAAGTAAATTTTCTAATGTTGCTTCGGCAAAAGCGGTAGCAAGAGAAACTTGCATTCCCTGCTTGTATAGTTTAGCAACGTCAAGAACCTGATCTACGGCTACCTCGCCGAAATCTGGTGTGAAGGTCAATTCAAGACCATTCATTGTATAGCCAACATTTGTAAAGTCTGGGTCTGCAGAAAGTGTAGATTTGTAAGACTCTGTAGCAACAAATGATGGAATTGCTGTTGCACCTGTTGGTGTAAGTTTGTAGTCTGCAACGAAAATTGCTGCTGCACCTACGATAATATTTGTAGACGTACCACGTGAATATGCCATTTTTAACTCCTTTTTTCAATTTTTTTTCTATATTAAGTTATCAAGACATTATTAGTGCCTTCTCTAAACTATTATATCAGCCTTTTTATGTATAATATGGGGCTAGGTCATTTATAGTATGATAGTCATACTCAATAATAAACTTATTCAAGGTAAGCCCACGTAGGGAAGATAGTTCTGTTAGGTCTCTAACTTCTTCTAGTTGGTAGACCTTTATGTCATGGAAATAGACATTTCTAATCAAAGGCACTGATAAATCTAAAAGAGGAGTTTCTCCATCTTGTTTTTTCATTGTCCATCTATTTAGGTCTTCGGCTGCTGCATCTGCTCTATCTAGTAATTGAGATAAAATTGTGCTAACATCTAAAATTTTGCTGGGAGTTGAATATACATAATACAACAACTGCTCACACTTGAGAGGATACAAACCACTTCTTCTATACCTAATAAGTCTGTCATATTGAACAATTACGTCTGGCTGTGTATTTAATGCAATGCCTTCATCATCATATTGCGTTGGTATGTCCACTCTGTTTTTGCTTAAGTCATCAATTGCTGCTGCGTTAGATGGTATTGTCAAAACACTAAGGCCGTATTCATTTAATGCTGCTTGAATAAAAGCATTTATCCAAATTGGTGGAAAGGGTAAGTTTATTATATCTTTTGCCATTTTACTCTACCTCCACATTAATGTTTGTAATCCAACGATAGCCAACTTCTCTACCCTTTGATTTTCCAATATTTGATCCTGCCCTTAAATTCTTTTTGTATACTTGTGGATTGCTTAAATGATCATAAATTCCAGAAGCCCTTAAGAATGTTTGTTTAAAATAATAATTCATAAAGTTATCAAATGTTTTTTCATAGGAACCTTGAACCCAGTCTCCTCCAGGATTTGAAACATTGACTGGATTTTTTGTAAAAATTTGTTCTCCACCAACATTAAAAGAAAGTACAGAAGCGTTTCTCGGTTTAATCACAACTGGTTGACCATACTCCATAATTCTTGCCTTGTTGTAGAACGGAACCAAAGAACCTTGCTTAATTGATGTTGATTGTTTGAAATCAGACTTAATAGACAATCCAAGATTGCTTACGGTATGTGTAACTTCAAAAAGTCTTTTAGACGCCATTCCAACCTTGCCCCATTCATAAACGTGGTGCATAGACATTGGATCCATTTTTGCATTTGCATCAACAAACATCTTTAATGCTTCTACTGTGTCTTTTCCTAAGTTATTTAAAAATACCGTTTTTCCTTTTTGTGCCCCTTCAAAAAATCCGAAAGAGTAATTAACAATATTATTCATCTTTTTCATAAATTTTTTATCATCAAATTTAACTTGCATTAGTCAGCCCCACTTTGATTTTCTGTTCTTCGTAAAACAACCTTATAATAATCTATTGTACCGAAAGGGTTTACAACTGGATCGTAGGTGGCAATTTCATAGATTGTGCCTTTTCCAGAACGTTCTCCAGAAGTTTCTTGATATATAAGTTCATCCATACTGTTTCTTATGTTTGTAATAATAATGTTTGTAATTGAGTTATTATCTTTATTTGTTGATTTACGAATGTCATTTTTAATTCTTCCAATAAGCATGTTTTCATTTTTTGTAAAAACCTTTGCCTTAATATCTTCTGCTAATGCAGTTCCGCCTGGAGTAAAATTAACAATAACGCTTTTGTCAAAAATCCAATTCTTTAAACCAGAGCCATACATATCACGCTCAATAGTTGGATAGTATATATCTGCAATCATTGGATACAAAAAGTCTGTTGCTCCGCATGACATTACAAGACTCCGATTTTAACTCTGGAATCTGCTATATACTTTGAAAGGATTTTATCAACTAAAAGATTTCCAGTACCATTTAATATTGATTTATCAAATTGAAGTCTAAATTGGTCTGTATTGTAACTAGTTACGTATCTCTTATAGTAATCAAGTTTGCCACAACGAATGTCATCTATTAACATTAATGTTGCTTCTTTAATGTCAAGAGGAACTACTTTAAATCCCGTTTCTAAAACAAAAGTAAAATCTGATTGGTTGTCAAAAGAGTTGCCGTAGCCGATTGGTCCAAGCCAGTCTGACTGGGCAGTTGGTAAAAACAAAGGAGCCTGCTCTGATCTGTTATATTCTTCTCCTGGCAAATCTTTAATAACCGCAGTTCCATTATCACTTAACTTAAAGGTAATTCCAAAAATTGCTGGGGTTGCTAGACTGCTGTCATAATGAAGAATGTTGTCTTGATATACTTTTAAAACTTTATGACTTTTATAGTTAATTGGTGCATAGTCAGTTCCAAGTCCTACATACTCAATTATTTTCTTTTTATAATAAAATCCCTCTTCAAGAACTGCGTCAATAATAGATCTTGCTAAAAATTCTTGTTTTTTATATTCTGCAATTTCAGTTGCTGTAGTTGCTAAATCATTTGGATCAGCATATGGTCTATAAATTTCAAGGCTATCTTGAACAACAATGTCTGCGCCTGCTCCACTTTCGGCTTCATAGATTGTAAGGGTATAAGATCCATCATATTTTACGTAGTCGTCATCTAAAACATAAGATATTTTTTTGTTGGCATTTGAGGTAACTTCTTCTTCAATTTCTGTAAAGTCTGGGCTTTCAATAACTAATAAATAATCAGCATAGGCACTTGGAACATCATAGGTAATAGTGATTGGGTATGGCGGAAGTCTCAGTACTTGCATTATTTAATACCATAGTGCTTTGCAAGTTCTAAAGCGCTGGCCTCTCTAACTGATTTGTGTTGTAAGTATATATCAACAAACTCTGTTTTAACAATATTATAGCCTTGATCTATGTGTCCATACTTATCAAAATAAAGGTTTTTATCAGAGTAGATTACTGCCTGACTGTTTTGTTCTTTTACTTCAACAATCTTTTCTTGAGTTGTTTTCTTTACAGTTGACATTTTACTCCTTTGTTATTATTATATCAGATTTAATTAAAAAGGGCAGAGAACGAATCCCCTGCCCTAGATAATTGCTTAATGATTAGGAAGCAGCAATGTCCTTGTAGGCAATTGCATCTTCTTCTTCAATTTGAACACCAAAACGTACGAATACGGTGTATTCAATTGTATCTTTCTTTGGAACATATTGACGATTGACGGTAATATCCCGTTGGAATCCCCAAATACGGTTCTGTGGGAAAGTGAGATCGACATAATCTGCTGGGTAGTAAGGAACTTCCATTACGTCAACGCCAAGTACACGAGTGGTACGGGCTCCTCCGAATGTTTGTCCTACGCCATCAAGATAGTCTTGACGATTTGCTTGTGTGCTACCGTTACGGCTTGAGAAAGCCTCAGAAATAGCATCTGCAAGAGTACCGTTGTTACGTACGATGCTTTGGAAAACATCTGTACCTGCATAGAACTTAAGATTGTTCTTAAGTGCACGATACTTACGTGGCATTGCATTGATAATGCCTTGCATAACTGGAGTTGTCCAGTTATCGCTTGTAACTGCTGGAAGAACTGAATCGTGTGCATCTCCATTAGTTGTAGTTTTCTTAACAAAGCCTTCCATAATAGAAAGGAATGATCCTGTTGAACCATCTCCGTTAATAGCCAAGTCTTCGATATCATTACCGAATGCGTTGGTCATCAAACGAACAAGATGATCTTCAAGAGCAGCCCCTTCAATATTATCTTCTAGACCTTCTGATGTAACTTCCCAATCAAGACGAATCTTTTTGGTTGTCAATTCTACTTTAGAAAAAGTAGCACCAGCGTTTGTATATGCACCACTGCCTTGAGCAGCAGCACGAATTACACGCTCACCAACGTTAACTTTTTCAAGTTCCATTGTATTTGCTCGCATTGTAACTCTACGTCCGTCTTTTGCAAGAACAGTTGCATCCCAAACATAGTCAATAAATTGACGAGCCTGTTCAGGTCGTAGAATTCCACTACCTGCTGCACCCGAAGGATTTACAGCGTTTGGTCCGGATGTGATTCCAGAAAGAGCCGTAGGAATATTTCCTAAGATTCCTGATGCTGGAGTTGATACTCCACCAATTCCACCGGAGGCAAATCCACCCTCAGCGTTATAAGCGCCTGGTACGGAAACTCCTGGTTGATTTTTAATGATTTCTTCTGACATATTGTTCACCTCCAAGTGAATTTCTACTTAAACAGGTCGGAGTCTGTGAGGAACCGTCCGCCCCATATTGATTTTTGAACCATCTCTGGTTCCTGAACAATCTCACCGAGATCGCCAGACTTGCGGAAAGCGGTGTCTTGCTCTACAGCATCCACTCTCTTTCCAAATTCATTGTAAGAATCCTTAACTTCTTTAACCTCACCGGAAATGTTTTGGATTGACTTACTTAGATCAGCAATTTGAGCCTGTAGGCTTAATACAGTCTCTTCATTTAATGATTTAACCATTGCTGTTAGATCGCCAAAGGCATTAGCAAGAGTATTCTTGATTTCAGCAATTGCTTCAACTGCAGTGTCATCAGATTTAGCGATCTCTTCTGTTTTTTCAACAGTCTCGACAACTTCTTCTGATTTAACAATCTCAGTTTCAACAACTGCCTCATTTGTTTCAACTGCAACAGTTTCTGCAACTTCAGCATTTACGCTTTTAGTTACAACTGTCTCAGTTGCCTCTGGTACGACCTCAACATTATCAACAACGTTTGTTGTCTCTTCTGTCATAGGACTTACCTCCTTTTGCATCTTAATTGCACTAATGCCTTTTGCA